TGTTCGGCGACTTCTCGAAGTACATCATCCGTGACGTGTCGGGCATTCAGGTAGTGCGGATGGGCGAGAGGTACGCGGATTACCTGCAGGTCGGGTTCTACGCGTTCCAGCGCACCGGCGGGCGTCTCAACGCGGCCAATTCAACCACCTACAACCCCGTCAAGTACTACGCCAACAGCGCCTCGTAAGGTTCGAGAACGATGCCTGCGCCGACGGATATCTACTGCACCGAGGACGACCTCAAGGCCGAACTCGGGATCACGGACGCGGTGGACAACGATCGCATCACGCGGATCGTGCACAGCGTGTCCCGGCAGATCGACGACTTCGTCGGCGCGGACATCCAACCGCTCAGCCAGACGCGCTACTACACGGCGCGCGGCCCGTGGATCGTCGAGACGGACCCGTTCACGTCGCTCACGTCGCTCGCGTATGACAGCGCGGGCGACTGGAGCACCTACACCGTCATTAGCACGACGTACCCCGGCCCGTTCAACGCGTCCGGCAGGTCGCAGCCGTATACGCACATTCGCCTCGCGCCGAACTCGTCGACGCTCCTGCCGCTGCACGATCGCGGCGTGCGGGTCATCGCGACGTTCGGGTATGGCGCAACCGCACCGACGGTCGTCAAGGAGGCGTGCATCATGCAGGCCGCTTTGGTGTACCGGCAGCAGGTCAGCGGTGGCGCACCGATTGCCGGCGGTGGCGACTTCACGGGTCCGATCATCCAGGGTGGGTTGCACCCGATGGTTCGCCGGATGCTCGACCCGTACCGCCACGGCGGCGGACTTGGGGCAGCCTGACATGCCGCCGTCGCGCAACGTCATCCGCGTCAACGTCACGGGCCTGCGGGGCATCTCGAAGGCGCTCGGTGGCGACGTGGTGTACCGCGACAGCATGAAGCGCGTCGTCACGTCAGCAACGTCGGCTGGCGAGAAGCGCATCGCGTCGTTCGTGCCGGAACGCACCGGCACGTTGTCGTCGGCACTGAGGCAGCGGTACTTCGATGCGAGGGGCGGCAAGCCGCAACTCGGGTCGGTGTCTGCCGGCGCAGGGGTCAGCGACACCGGCTTCCGGTATGGCTGGGCGCTCAACTACGCCAAGCGCATCGCCGGCCGAAACGCATCCGGGTACACCTACTCGAAGGACGGCACGGGCAACTCGGCATCACGCGCGGGGCAATCGACCCGTGGGTGGATGTCGCGCGCCATCCCGACCATGAAGGCCGTCATCCGCAAGAGCGTCGCGAAGGAGACGAAGGCCATCGAGGATCGGTTCGGGCGCGTGGCGAGGTCGGCATGACGGTCGCCGCTGCGCTCACACAACTCGGGACCGTCGCGCAGGCCGCAACGGCCACGCTCGCGGTGCGCGCCAACCTGATCTACAGCGCGCCACCGGAGCAGGTGCCAGCGTACCCTGCCGTCGTCATGCAATACGGCGGGTCGACGTTTGACCAGTTCCCGTTTGGGCAGATTCCGAACCACACGCAGTTCGAGCAGGCAACGATCGAGGTCCGGTACCTGTCCGGCCTGCCGACCATTGCACGGGCGCACGCGGCGATCCTGACGTTCATCGACGCGTTTCGGGGCTTGATCGCCGCCAACCAGAACCTCGGCAACGGGGTCCGTCAGGTCCGCCTGACACGTGCGACGATCGGGCAGATCGACTACAACGGCAACGAGTACGTCGGTGCGGAGCTGACGCTCGAATGCGACCTGTACCACGCGACGACGTGGGTGGAGGCGTAACATGGCAGTGAGGATGCGTCCGCCCGACGGGGCTGACGTCAAACGCGTGCATGTCGGGCTGCGGACGTACGTTCCGGGCAGGGCGGGCACGTGGACGATCGACGACAACGACGCCGACGACCTGCGTCGCATCGGGTGGCAGGACGCCAGCGCGAGCGACGAGGCCAAGGCGGACAGCCCGGCCGACGTACCGGCACCGGAGGCGTAACGTGCCCATCCTTTCATTGACCAAGGTCAACATCGGCAAGGAGTCCACCTGGGGGACTGCCGTGGCCGCCACGCACGTCCTGCCGGTGACGGCCGACCCGACGTTCGCGAACGAGTACAACGCGGTGCGCGACAGCGGCCGGCGTGGCATCGCCGCGATGGATTTCGCGCTCCTGCAGGGAGGGGGCCGCGCCAACGTCAGCCTCGAAGGTCCGGCACTTCCCGCCGGCATCGGGCATCTGCTGTACGGCGTCATGGGTGGGCTGTCCACGGGCAGCGCAACCTCCGGCGTGTACCCGCACACGATCACGCTGGCGTCATCGGTGCCGTCGTTTACGATCGAGGACGCCAACCCCGTCGCGTATCGCGAGTACCCCGGCTGCAAGGTCTCGGAGTTGCGGTTGTCGTTCGCCGCGGCGGACGGCCTGCTGTCGCACTCGACCTCGTTCGTCGGCCTGACGGGTGTGTCCGGCGGGACGGCAACCACGGGCCTGACAGCGGAGACGGCAAAACCGTGGATCGGCATCGACACGAGCGTCAGCATCGGCGGGTCCGCCGCCAACCGCGTGACGTCGTTCGAGCTAACCCTGAGCCGGGCGCAGGAGGTCGTGCACACGACCGGGTCGCGTGATCCCTCCCGGATCGACGAGCAACCCCTCGAGGTCACGTTCTCGATCAGCCTCGACGCCGGCACGGCCAACGCGGATGATCTCGCCAAGTACATGGGGACGTCCGGCGCATTCACCGAGAACGCGCTCGTGCTGACGCACACGTACGGGTCGACCAGCACGCTCCGCAGTCTCGTGTTCACGGCAACCGCGGCGAACTACGGCGACGGTCCGGCGACGCGCGACCTCGGTGGCGGCCTGTACCAGATTACGTTGAACGGGCGCGGGATTTACAACACCACGGACGGCGGACCTTGCAAGTTCGTCCTGAACAACACCGAAAGTTCGTACTGATGATTGGCTACGCGCGAGCACCGCGCACCGTAAAAGTCACGCTTGAGGCACACGGGGAACCCGACCTGTGGTTCGAGATCGAGCATCCCGAGGCAATGTCATGGAAGGCACGGCGACGGTTCGCGGCGGTGGCGCAAGCCGACCAGGGCGATCCGGGCGCCGTGGCCGTGGCATTCGCCAGCCTCGTCCTGCGGTGGAACCTGCCGGACCCGGACACGGGCGAGGTGCTTGCGCTTCCGCCGACGGCGGACATGCTCGATCGCATTCCGGCGCATGTCGTCGAGGGCATGATGGTCGAGGTTGCCGGATTGTCAACGGTCCCAAAAGCGAGCGGGAGCGACTCTGGAACTGGGTAGAGGGCCGCGGCACCGGCCCGGAGTGGACGGCCGACGTCGTGCTCATGCGTCGGTACGGATGGACGCCGGAGCAGGTGCTGCGCGTGAACCCGCTGTGGCGAGAGCGGCTCCTGTTGGTCGAGTCGTACACCGCGCAGGTCGAGCGTGAGCGTGAACGCCGGGCAAGGATGAAATAGGCGATGGCGAACGTCGCGAACCTGCGCATCAACGCCATCGTCAACGACCAGGCGACGCCTGCGCTTCGGCGCATCAACGGCGCGCTGAACGGCCTCAACTCCGGCATGTCCGGCGCATCAGGTGGTGCGCTCGGCGCGGCCCGTGCGCTGTCCGGTGTCGGTGGAGGCGCGAACCTTGCGGCCGTTGGCCTTGGTGTTGCCGCTGCCGCCACGGCTGCGGTTGTCGCCGGCACGGTTGCGCTCGTGAAGGCGTCCGTGGATGCCGCCTCGAAGACTGAGTCGTACCGCAACACGCTCCTGCGCCTGACCGGCGACGCAGCTAAGGCCGACGCGACATTCAGGAGGCTGCAGGACTTCGCGGACTGGTCGCCGTTTGACGACGACGCCGTGATGCAGGCAGCGTCGCGCCTGCTCGGTGCCGGCGTGGCAGCCGACGACCTGACGCGCGTCATGACGGCGCTGTCGGACGTGTCCGGTGACAGCGGCGAGACGTTCCAGCGCGCATCCCTTGCGTTCTCGCAAATGGCGCTCAAGGGCAAGGTCAGCGTCGAGGAACTCAATCAACTTGCCGAGGCCGGCATACCCGCGCAGAAACTCCTTGCCGACGCAATGGGCGTCTCGACGCAGGCGCTTGCGGACATGGCGAGCAAGGGCCAGCTCACCGCAACCAAAACCCTGCCGTTGCTGGTCAAGGCGATCGAGGACAAGTTCGGCGGTGCAACCGAGCGCGCGTCGCAATCCGTCACGGGCCTGTCATCGACGGTTGACGCCAAACTCAATCGCAGTCTCGCAACGCTCGGTCAGGTGTTGGAGCCGCTCACCAAGGACGTCCTGCGTGGCTTGATCGAGCTGCTGGACGACGTGGTTGCCGGCATACAGGCGTTCACAGCCACGCAGGAGTTTCAGGACTTCCTCGTTGGCGCGCGCGAAGCGTGGGTCGGTTTCTCGGCCGTCGTGAAGGCGCTGCTGCCGGTGCTGTTTGAGATCGGACGCGTGCTGATGGCGGCAATCATGCCGGGCCTGCGCGTCTTTTCCCTCATGATGCAAGGCGTTGCGTACGTGACGCAACGCGTGGTCCAGTTCCTGAAGCCGTTCTGGGACATCCTTCGCGCCATCGGTCAACAAATCAAGGCCGTCATCGAGTGGTTGGCGCCGTGGGTGGCCAAGGTGCAGCAGGTCATCAAAGCCGCCGCGCTGGCCGTCGAAGGCTTTATCGAGTGGATCACGTCCGGCGAGTTCCTCAAGGATGCGCTGGCGCGCGTGCATGCTGTGATTGAGGCCATCATCAGGGCCATCGAGTGGTTGTGGGATCGGATCAGCAAGGCGATTCAGTGGTTCAAAGATTGGATCACGAACTCGGAGTTCGTGCAGCGCGCGTTGCGCTTTGTTGAGGGCGCCATCGATAAGGTTCGCGAGGCGCTCGAAAAACTTGGCGTGATTGAGGCGCGTCCGAAGGTCGAGATTGACGACCAGACGCGTCCGGCCATTGACGACATCCAGTTCCGGCTCGATAACCTGAAGCGCGATCCGATCCCGGTCGGCGTGGTTGATACTGGCGAACAGGCCCGTGCCGACATTCAGGCGGCTGTCGACGGAATGATGGGTGGCAACCTGCCAATCGGCGTGACGGATACTGGCGCGGACGAACGGCAGCGCATCCAAGACGCGATCAACGCGATGCAGGGTCGCACCGGCGACAACGCCATTGTCATCGAGACCGTGAACCGGACGATCAACCAAGTCGTGACGCAGTCAGGAGCGGTTGCGAGCACGACCACAAGCACGACCTCGGCATTCGCGCCGGCGACGGGTGACCCGTACGGTGAAGCCGCAACCGGCATCCGCATACCAGGCGGCGTCAACGTCACGCCGATCACGGATCAGCCGGTCATCCAGTCGCCGGTTGTTGAGACGATTGTGCCGGCCACGAACAACCTCATCACGTCGATCACCAACGCGCTCGGTCGGTGGAAGAACGCCGAAGCGATGGCAGGTGGCGGCATCGGCTACCTTGCAATGGCGTCCGGTGGCATCGTCACACGAGCGACGCCGGCGATCGTCGGAGAGGCTGGTCCTGAGGCCGTCATCCCGCTGTCGCAACTGGGTGGCATCATGGGCGCCGGCATGAACGTCACAATCAACGTCAGCGGATACGCCGACGGTGCAGGCGCAGGACGTGCCGCTGCCGATGCGTTCCGTCGTCAACTCGGGCTGCAACGGCGTCTGCCGTTCGGGACGGCCTGATGCCACTCTCGGTCACCCTGACGGTCAACGGCGTCGCGTACCAGTCGTACGCGCGCATCGAGACGATCGTCGTCCGCTCGTCGCTGCGTGATCGTTCGGGCACGCTGTCGTTCGAGGTCGTGATCCCGTACACCGGCGCGTCGCCGGCGGTTGCGGTACCCCGTGCCGGTGCCGAGGTCATCCTGACGGTGTCGAGCACTCGCGAGTTCGGCGGCGTGGTGCAGCGCGTCAGCGAGAGTGCGTTCGGGACGTCGTCGTACCTGTACGCCGTCGATTGCAGCGACTATTCGCGCTGGTTTGACCGGTACCTCGTGCAGGGCGTCAAAATCCCGGATGGCGATGCCGAGGGCTTGACGGACACGGCGGGCAACATCGTCAAGTCGATCGTCTCGGGCACCTGCAACCAAGGGCCGATCACGTGGGACGTCACGCAAGTCGCAGACGGTGACACCATTCCGCAGCAGGTATTTGACTTCGACACGCCGTCATCGGCCATTGACCGGATCGCGAAAATCATCGGGTACCGCTGGTACCTCGGGTACAACCGCGACGTCATCTTCCAGCCGATTGCCGGCGTGGCGTCGACGGCGCCGGTCACGTCGATCACGTGGGAGTCGCAGACCACGCTGTCCGATCTCGTCCTGGAGGAGGTCGGCGATCAGGTCGTCAACGTCGCGTACATCAAGGACGCGAAGAGCGTGGCAACAGGCGATGACGGGTCGCCGCTGTCGTTCAGCGAGACGGTGGGCACCGGCGACACGTACCAGACGTTCTTTCCACTCGGGTACGAGCCTGCCACGTACGACGGCACGACGGTCACGGTGACGCCGACCGTGGGCAGCCCGACGACGTACACCACGGGCAACGGCGGCCTGCTCCGTGAAAACATCGATGGCAAGCCCGGCGACGGGCAGGCGCGCAACAAGGCGCTCCTGTGCCTGCCGAACTGGGGCATCCGGTTTGAGCAACCGCCGGCAGCCGGGTCGCGCGTCAGCGTGACGTATCCCTACCTCGACATCAAGGCCAAGGTCAACCGCGTCATCGACGGCGAGTCGATCAGCGAGGTCGTGTCACGTGAAGGCGTCGCGAACTCCAGCGGGGTGTACGAGGAGGCGTTCTCGGCATCGGAGATGGTGAACGCATCGCAGGACGCGATCAAGGCGCGTGCGCAGCTCTACCTCGGCACGCGTCGCCACAAATGGACGGGCACGGCGCGCGTGTTTGGCACCGGATGGCGTGACGGGCAGAAGTTTAGGCTGTATTCGGATCGACGGTTTGGTGGAGTGTTCGCCTCCGGCATCGACGTGTTTGTGGTCGACGTCACGAAACGGTTCGCAACACCGGATCAGTGGTTGAACGACCTGACGATTGCGACGGACGTATACGGGGAGCTGTGACGTGGAAGACATCACGCGCACGATTGCGCGCATCATCGACGGCATCCGCGCGCCGGCGTCGGACGTGCGGGGTCGACCGCTCCAGCAGTTCATCGCGGGCGATCACCGCGTGTACCTGCGCGACGAATCCGTCACCGTGACGGTGGCAGCGTCAACCACGCCGGTGTACGACGTGGCAAAGTATGGCCGTGCGATTTACCAGTAGCGCCATCGGCGTGCGCGGGCACGTCATCATTCGCGTCGATAATGTTGTCGTGGCTGAGGGCGACAACCTCGTCGTCACGGCGGGCCTGAACGAGATCGCGAAGGCGCTCGTCGCGACGGACGGGTTTTCGGCGTCCTCGTGGTACATCGAACTCGGCACCGGCACGACGGCCGTGAACGCCGCGGACACGGCGCTCGTGACACCGTCGACGTCGACGTGGCGCGTGACGAGCGTGACCGAGGCCGTGGGTGCGACGGTGACGCTTGAGACGTTCTACCCAACATCGGTCGGCAACGGATCGTGGGAGGAACTCGGCCTGTGGTTTGGTGCCACATCGACGGCGGGTAGCGGGACGATGTTCGCGCGCCTGCTGTCGTCGTGGAGCAAGACAAGCAGCCAGACGGCCACGGTCTCGTGGACGGTCACGTTCAGCGTCACGTAGGAGCACGAGCATGGCATGGGGCACGATGCGGACGGTCGTCGGTGGCACCGACACTATCCTGGCATCCGATCACAACACCGTTCGAGGCAACATCCTCGTGATTTCACCGGATGGTGTAGTGCACACGTTCGTCCAGCAATCGTCGACGCCGAGTGCGCCGGGCGCCGGCGTGACCGCGATCTACGCGAAAACGGACGGGGCGCTCTATTACCGGTCCGGCGCATCGGGCACCGAGACGCCTGTCGGCGGTGGTGGGTACAGCCGACTATTCTTGCTGATGGGAGGCTAAGATGGCCGAGTTACCGAAGCGCCTGGGCACGACCACGGCGACAAGCGCGACTAACGTGTTTGACAACGGCGCGACCGCGTCAACGTACACCGTCGTATCGAGCATCGTGATCTGCAATACATCGGCGACGGCATACACGTACACGATCAGCACCAGCGCGACATCGGCGACGCACGGAGCCTACGTCGCCTCAGGCGCGACGGTGGCCGGAAACGACAGTGTGATTCTCGTTGCCGGGGTGTGCCTCGACCCGACCAATCGGTACCTAGTTGCCCATGCGTCGAACGCGGCGGTCAACATCACCGCGTACGGGGTGACCGGGCCGTGAGTGTCACCAACGCGGGCGGGGCGAACCTGACCGGTGCGAAGTACCGCAGTCTTGTACGTTCGACGAGTG